TTAAACCCGGCTCTTTCTGAGTGATCGTGACAGACCTCACATCTAACTGCCCTAAAGCCGCCACTAGACTCACGGCCTAGATGTACTTTAGCTTCAATCAGCTCCTGTAAGGTTTTTTGTTTCATTCGTTAATTGTAATCGAATGAACGATTTCAGCATCCTGACATTGGGCTCAGGATTGTCAAAAGGACCGCGATGCGGTCCTTCACAGTGTGAAGTAGAGAATTAGACCCACTATCAGAATACCGCCGGCGATTGCCACTCTGGTAAGGACATCTTCAGGAGGTCGGTGTCTCATGCTTTTGGAACGAACAAACCGCCGTTTTTACCACCACGTAGGCTCGTGCTCGAGCTGAAGGTACGTGGCTTTTCAAACAAAGTCTTACGACCCTTTGCCGCGAGACTGTCATTGATATGATCAATAAGCTTGTCATGATCAGCCACCCACGTGATGCCCTCGTACGTCGTCTCGACGGTAAGGCCAGTGCCGTAGTCTTTAGGATGCACCTTCCAACCGGTGCCTTTCTTTTCTTTCGTCACGTACTTCTGTTCGACTTCTCCAGAAGCAACAGGATCTGTCGGCGAGTCCATTGCGGCATCAAGGACGTCCTCAAGACAGTCAAAGTCTTCGAGGATTTCGTCCAGAACAAGGTCATCATCAAAGGGATCCATGTTGCTTCCAGCTTGCGAGTTTTTGCTCAGCTTCACGAGCATAGTGGAAGGTTGCGGAGTTCACAGCCTTTACACCACTTGGGCCACGGTTGTAGGCGTTCAACAGCTCACGTCCTCTGAACCCATACCGCTCTTGCAGCAATTTTAGGTACTTTGACGCGATCTCAATGTTGAACTTTGGGTTCAAGATCAGATTGGCCTTGACCTCGTCATCAGTGCGGGTGTGAAACTCGTACCGCTTCCATAGGTCAGGATACAGCGCAAGAATGTCCTTTGCTGCTCCAAGCTTGATCTGGGCAATGCCGTAGTACTCGTCGCCCTTATTTCCGGCAACCTTGAATTTCGTGAGACCACCGGCATGGGTCTCCTGAAGCAGCATGCTCTGAACAAGCTCAGGGTTCTTGTGACCGTCTTGCTTGGCAATTTTGTACGCCACGCTCAGGATCTGGTGCTGATCATCAGTCAGGTCGTCTGGTACGACGACGGCTACTTGGCCGCCAATCTGCCCGTCTGGCTTCTCAGCAAGCACCACGTTTGATCTCGGCGCTGGGTTGATGACTTCGAGCTTGTACAGCCCGGTGAAAACAAGAGTTAGAACGACGCCAAGCGCCGACAATGTCTTGTACATGTGGTAACACTCCTTAGTGTTCTGGCATTGCTTACGCAACACCAACGATTGGTCAGAGGGTGACTCATTATACGAGCCGTTGTGTTTTGCCTAGCATCTCCTTAAGTGACGAATTACAACTTTGTCATTGACTCTTTGTCAGCCGACGTTTCAAATCATCGGCTTCGGCACGGAGCCTTTCGTATTCAGCATACGAAATGTCTTGATCCCTGCGAGCTTCTTTTAGAACCCAAGGAATCAACACGGTTTGACACCAGTTAGCGAACCATTTTGACATGGTTTCATTCTAAACCAAATGTCGCGTGTGTATTATCGCCAGACACGGGTTGAATCATGAAACGATAAAGGGTCGCGTAAGCGACCCTTTATCTGAAGTCTGTTGACTTTAGATGTTCATCATCGATGGAACTTCACCAGGAACGGCGCTGTTCGGGTCAGAGAATGACGAACCAATCAACTTGCCATCGTCAAGATCAAGCTCGACAGAAGCAAGACCGCCACCGATCACAGCACCGCGAGGACGCTTGACGTTGACGTAGTTTGCGTGGAAGAAATCCAAGGCGTTCATGCCGTTGTTCAAGCGACCTTGCGACAGCAATTCCCAGAGCGGGTACTTGTCGGCGTGGACAGAGGTGATGACCTTCTTCAGGCGTGCCTTGTCGATTGGGTGCAGCTTTTCTACTTGAATGCCGAAGATGGTACCATCGTTGGTTTCCATCACGACAGCAATTTCCTTCAGGATACCATCGTCGTTCCAATCAACCAGGAAAACATGTTGCAAATCAGTAGCGCGCTTTTCAATTTTTGTAACAGCCATGTGTATCTCCTACTTTAGGCGGTGGGTGATCGTTTGACGATTTACCGAGACAACATTTGCTGTCCCGAACCCGTTATGAGACCCGTGGGTCTACCACCTATTTACAGGAACCGGCTGTCAAATCACGGTGCCGAACGCTAAAGTGACCGGTACCATTTCGTACGGGCCGTCGGATGGGTGCACGAGACGAGGATCTTCGTTTTTCAGAACCGTTTTCGCACCACGCTCTGTAAAGAGTAGTGGCGCCACTTGACCTGCAGCCGTCTTCACGTAATGTGATTTCGACGTGCGGACGATAAACAACTGTGGGAGGTCTTTTTGGTATGGCATCATCATTACTCCCTGAACACGCGGATCTTGTACCCACGCCCCCGATCACGTTCTTCTACTTCGAGGTAGAATCCTTGGTGCTTCTTTTGCTTGAACAACCTCAAGATCTTTTCGACCTTCGCCCAATTCTGATCATGGCGAAGCTCGTCAATGATTATGCTGTACGCCAGGTTCGAGAGATCTTCGTCAATTCCGCGTACGAGTTCAAGTTCATCGTCACCAACATAGAAAATATCATGCGCTGACGGCATGCTAATTGACGCCTTGTGCACGTAGTACGACACAGCGCTCCTGATCTCAGCGATCACCAAATGCTCGTCGGTCTGCGCACACACGTACGCCCCGTAGAATTCATCGTCACTGATCAGCTGTTTTGTCGCGGCAACGATGTCGCCTACTTTAAAAGTCATCGTTCGTGTCCTTGTCACTCATTTGACAGATCCGGCTCGAGATAAATCATACTCTCTGGATACAGCATGGCGCTGAGCTCACCGTCTTCGTCTTCAACAATTGTGGTGATGGTGACGCCCTTGGAGTCAGCCACTGCCTTGAACTCCTTGATTGTGCCATGAGTGAGCACCATCCGCGCTCCGTATCGTGCGTTGATGTACAACACTCGATCACCAACGTTCAAAACGTTGCCATCAATGTCTCGTTGATCTGGATTCTTCAGGGCCTCTTCCTTTGCGGCTTTGGCGTCGAACTTTTCCCACACCGTTGGGCCTTCATAGTTCAGCAACAACTCAGCCTCGTGATTCGGGAATGAAACCTTGACCTTGTTCTTACGCCCAGTCCAAGAACAAACCGTGTAGAAGTGGTGGTTGTGAATGGCGAACGCTTTACCTTGCCACGCCCCGCCATATCGATGACCAATTACGGGGGCTTCATTCCTGACGCCCGGTTCAACGCTCAACCGAGCAATTGACCCCTTTCGATCACCATCAAAGAATCGGCAGTACAGTGTTCCCGCGTTCAGCGACTCGTAGACGGCCGTCAGGTCAGTCAGATATTTCAGAGCAACAGGATCGTCTCCTGTTGCAAACCCATTGAGAATCTCATTGGGCATGTTCAGCCTCAAAACCTTCATACCCACCTCAGCTCAAAAGCTAACGACTCAACGTCTGAATTGTAAAGGCCAGAACAATTGATGCAATTGTACTCAACCACCTTGATGTTCAAATCACCCGTCATTGCCAAATCCATGGTGAAGCAGCGTGATGGCTTGTAGATGCCTACCATACGCTTCGCTGTCTCAATGACGTACATTGGAATGTCGGAGGTCCAATGCATCTTTCCGAACTTACGGTACTGTGATCCAGCCACCACGTTGTTCTTCACAACGAAGAACCGCCATTCAGCCAAGATCTCAACTGAATCCGACACAATAACATTCTCGTCCAAGCTATGCTGGAAGTGCTGGTCATATTGGATTGTCTCCAGGTACTCCTCAAAGGTTGTACCACCTTGAACAATCCCACCAGTGAATAGCTTTAGGTCGCGCCCTGGCTTAATGAACTTGTCACCTTTGAATGACATCGTCATCAAGTCACGCAACTTCATGATCTCACCGTGACCATTCAGCAAATGCCGTTTGATCAGTGGCAGGTAAAAGGACATGTCAAAGCGTTGTTCATCGTAGAAGATTCCGCGACGGCAACGATTGAGCAGTTCCTGTGCTTCAGCCTCTTCCGCACCCACAAAGATTTCCGTTGGCGCGAATTTTCCCTCAGTAAGAACACGCAGCGCCTTTGTACTACAATGAATGAAGTACGAATCGGCCTTTGGAAAGTTCTGCCAGTTCGTGATTTCAGGTGTGAAGGGAATGACCCCAAAGTCGTTCCAAGTACCACCGGATGTCTCAAGCCCCCGAAGGAGCTTTGAGGTCATGTCGTCAGTCCTTCGAAGGCCACTTGATTGAATGAGCCAGTGTTTCACGTGGGAAGACCTTGTACCAAATAACGATGCCAATGAACAGAATGTTGGCGGTGTAGTTCACCAACAATGGCCAGTTCTTGTTCTCTTCACCGACCAGAAAGATCAACGTGAAAACCTCACCGACACTCCAGAGCCAGAGTAGACCCTTTGAAATGCCTTCTGAGTGCCCCTGCTTAACTGACATGATGGCTTGCGGCACCGCGCAACAAGCCAAACAGAGAGCGCCAATCCACCCACAAACGTCGAGCATCGTCATGTGCACGATGTAGTTCACAGCTTGATCAAAGGTGATCATTTACGCTCCTTGATTGCCCTTAGGGCAATGCCACCCAGAATGAGAAAATGTAGTGGTGTGCTAAACAACAACACCATGAACCAGAACATTTTGCTTTTCATGTTCGGCCCAAACTTCCGGTCATACTTTCCCGTAACGTCCTCGTAGATGCCGATTCCTACTACGACGGCAAACACGAATAGACAGAAGCAAAGATAATACTTGACAAAAGCCACAATAAATTCAGGCAGCATAAACTCCTTTCACTACCCTCATAACCCATAGTACCATGGGATCGAGGGTATTGAGCGCGCTGAGTGGGTCAGAGTGTTAGGCCGCCCAGGTTAGACTCGTTAGAGTCCTTGGCCTTCTTGTTCAAAACAAGACCACCGCCCATTGTCTTCGTGGTTGCCTTTGGTGAGCTAGGTGCGAAACCTTTGCCACTGAATAACCCAACAAAGTCAGATGCTCGTTCGGCGATTTGCTGTAGCTGGTACTTGCCAAGGAACTGGTTGAACTTGAAGAAGTTGAACTGCCCGTGACTGTCGGCTTGCGTTTCAATCGTCTCGCGAATCAGCGCGCGGATATGCTCTGGTTGGCCCTGAAGATTCATGAGCAGGTTGTTTTCTTCGAACATCCTTTCAACAGAGAGCATGCGCTTATCGCCGGTCTCTGGGTTCATGAATTCCCAAGAGTGGCCAAGCAAATTGCTGAGCTCAAACGCGTCAGCAAGTTCTGGGTACGCCTTACCATCCTTGACACCGTATGCCTTCTGCAAACGCGCCTTACGGACACGAGGATAAGCCGGAAGTACGTTGTCACCAGCATCCCCGCGGAACGCTTTCTCGAACATGAAGTACCCAGCGTCGTCAACACCACAGACATCAACCAAGGTGCGCGGCTTGCCATCATCAGGGTTGATGAGTCGAACGTTTGGATTGCCAAGTTCTTGCACGAAGTCCTTGTCTCCCGACAGGATCGTAACGTCATCACCTTCATCGTTCCCAGGGTACGGGTTCGAATAGTACTGTGCGTACCCGGAGATGAGGTCATCTCCTTCCAACAGTGGGTGTTGAAGTGTCACAATGTTCGTGTGCTCGCGTACCAGTTCCTCAAAGGACTTGATCACGTCAAACAGCACGGCCATGTTAGGGTCCGCGACTCGATTCCCCTTGTACAGACGTTGGCTGTAGCATTCTGCAGACTTGGTGTAGTCCTTGCGCCAGTTCTGTTTACCTTCAAACGCAACCGCAATCTTCTGCGGTTGGATCGTGTTGTAGTGCTTGCGCAGAGACATCAAACACATGTGTAGGCCGAGACCAGCGCTATCACTTGCGTTCGCTGGGCCGTACTTCTGCTGCGCCGACACAGACCTCCAGAACAAATTGCTCACATCCACAATGAGATGTTTCTTTTTCATGTTTTCGCCTTGCAATTATTAAAATGGTATCGAGTCATGTTTGCTCCAGCCCCTATTGTATGGCAGTGCGGGCAGATCTTTGTCGTCATTTGTTTTGGCTTACGAAGAGCCGCCTTGTGCGCTTCGGTTTTCTTTATTCCACGAAGCGAGTCGCCAATCCTCTTACCAAGTTCTGGCGGTCGAATCCAGTTCCTTGACCAGTCGGAAATTTTAGCCTTCTGTTCATCCGTCATGTTGATACCGCCTCTGCCTCCAGGCTTGAGGTTGTAGCACATGGGATCCTTTACAAGTTCTTCGGTGACTACCTCCGCCTCACGAGCGTAAGCGCTAGAGTAGTCATCGAAAGTTTCAAGGACTTCACGTTTGAAGTTCTCCCGACCGTACTTCTTGATGGCTTGCTTGATCAGGATTCCGGACCCAAGGTACAGTCGTACCCTCTCAACCACGGGCCCAGTGTGGATCCCGTAGTAGAACTTACCGTTCACTAGATTGGTCGTCTTGTAAAGGAAGATCGCCACGGTTTTTACCGGACCACCCGGTTGGTGTTGTCAGAGAGCTGTGGTAGATCTTCTGACTGGACAGTTTCGTCGCCGCCGGCGACCGCCAGGTGAGTCGGTTTCATTTGGCTGGCGTAGAAGAACAGTTGCACTGTGTCTTCTTCCGTCTCAGCCGTGAAACCCAGCTCATCTAGTTTGTGAATGAACGCGTCGTTCCAGTTGAACTCAACTTTGATCTGACCGTCTTTACCGAACCCAACGACCTCGAACATGGCCCAAGGTGTGCTGAGCGCCTGCTGTTCCTCGATGAACTTGTGGCGTTCGGCGAACACCTCAACGACTGGTTCCTTGTGCCCAAACAGGCGCTTCAGCCAGTTTACCACTTGCCTGCTCCTTGGATAGCTTGGACTCCGCGCTGTGCTCGCTCAACTTCAGGCTGCACGACCTTACGGATCTCAGACACCACCAAGCTTTCAACCAGTGCATCAACGATTGTAGTTGTGGCGCCAGTTGCGTCCATTTGGGCGAGCCAAGCATCATTCACTGTTGCGTGAACAAACTTACCACCGAACTCCAGACCGAATGTGACTTTCTTCGATTCGGTATCAGTCTTGACGGTGAGCTTCGGTTCCCACTTGTCGGCCGCCGATTTGTACTTGTCGTGCTCAGCTTGCAGGTGCTGGATCTTTGTCTCAAGTTGTTGCACGTACGCAACTCGGCTCTTTTCAATGTCGTCCATAATGTTCCTCAGAGAATTCGTGGAATAGCAAGGATGTCGTGCCCATAGATCTTGAGACCGATGTTGCCAGACTTCATCACCATGAGTTGTGTACTGTCAGCTTCGCGAACGGTGTGTTCAATGAGCTTGAGAAGCACGCCTGAACTCGAAGTGTTGTATGAGTTCACAGATGCAATTTCATCTTCAACGAACTCAGCTCGAGATTCAAGCTCTACTTCGAAACGGTCGTTCGAACTGTCTGTGCTTTCTACACGAACTGAACCGTCGCGTTTGACTTGGAGCGTCATCTGCTCAGCGCCAAGGGCTCGAATACCCTTGCTGATGAGTGCGACCTCAGCCTTTGACAAGGTGACAACGGTGCCAACCTCTTCACTGTGCGCTTTTGGGTACTTGCGTTCAAGCAACGCAATGTCAGTCGCACGGAATTCGATCTTACCAGCCTTGCCTTTGATGGAGAGCTTCTTGACCTTCTTGGCGTCGTTGATTTCGCCTTCAATCAAGATGTCATCACCGAACAAAGAGAGTCGCTTCTCAAGTTCAGAGAGCCGGGTGACCCCAAGCGTAATAGTTGGGTCAATGGACAGTTCGAGTTCAGAGAAGATCGCGGCGTTCTTGCTTTCGCTCAGCCCACGAATCTTACCCTCTGACACAACTGCCAGGTCAATGTCTGCCAGTCTGCAGGCGGCAAACGCGGCCCGTAGCTTCTGGTTGTCGGAAGAAGTTAGCTTCATACGATGATTGTAACGTGTAACGTCAGAACTGGAAGACCGAGTTCAGGAAGGATTGTTGCGGGGTTGGGAGGTCCATACCCATGGCTTCAAAGATCCCGTCAGTCTTTGAGTCAATCATCTTCTCTTCAGTGATCTGAAGGTCGACGATGAAGTTCTCATCGAACCACTCTGGAAGACGGATCAAATCCGTTGGGAACCCAATGCTCTTGAAGTTGAACTGATTCGGCTTCAAATACAAGATCGCAGCCTTATCACCAGCCTTGAGAGGCTTAGCGCCACCTGGATCAAGAATCGAGATCACCTCGTTGTAGTTCACAGCAGCTCGAACGTGACCTGGCAATTTAGCCTTGCCCATGCCAACCTTTTCAGTTCGTTGGAACTCAGCGTACAGCGCATCCAAGTTGTTTACTTGTTTGGCTGGTGCAAGTGCCAAGAGGTTGGTCTCGTCACGGATCAACTTACCGCGGTGGCTGTTCACGAAGCGCTCAAGCTCAGTGTACTCACGGCCATCAAGGATCAAGTTCATCAACTCCTTCAAGAAGTCCTGCACCACCTTTGGAGTGTCAGCCTTCTTGATTTCAGAGCCCATGGACTTGAGCTTTGGTTTGGCGCGCAAGTCGATGCCGTCAAGGTTCACAACCTTGATCGTGTACTTCTTCTTGGCGCGCAGGAACAGGCCGCGCTCACCAACAATTTCACGAGCGGCCTTGATCAGGGTTTCACGACCGCCAGTACAGTTGAAGTGGCTGGCCATGAAGTCAGGGAAGCTCTTGTTCGTGAAGTCTGCAATGTCGTCCGCACGAGTAACTGCATCCTCGTAGTCTTCACCGAGTGTCAAGAAGTAGCATGAGTCAGTGTCACCGTAAATGATGACGTTGCAGTGCTCATTCGTGTCAGTGAACATTGGCCAGTAGATCGCACCAGTCGGGGCAAGAGCGAATTCACCCGTGTCTGGATCACGCTTCATTTCATACTCGACCTCTGTTGGGAGGTCCATGAGCATTTCCATGTCGCCTTCTTGCAAAGCGATCGCAAACGGTTCTGTCACCTTCCTGCCTTGATTGCGGCCACGACGCGGCATCAGCATATCACGGATCTGTTGCTTCGTGCGGATCACCATACCGTCTTCATCGTACTCGCCAGGCGCAAAGCGCTTCATGAGTTCGACGGGGCGGCCACTGATCTTCGTAGCAATCGTCTTGGACATGTGGCGGGTAATCTGACGACCAGTACCCGTCACTGACGCACCAATTTCACGACGCCCAAACCTAAAATTTTCATTCAGAATAGATCCATATGCGCTATTCAACTGAATTTTTTTTGTGAGCTGTAACAGATCATAGTGCTCCTCTTTGGCCTCAGCCTCTTGTATCTTTGCCCAATCTTCTGAAGAGAACAGCTTTCCGTCGCTGAACACCAGTTCACCAGACTCAATCTTTTGGAGAATGTTTGCATTTGTCAAAATGGAACCTCGTCATATTTGGGCCGCGCCCATCTTTCCCGCAGTGTGGGCAAGTCACATGCTTCATATTCTTAGTTTTACCACGTGAAAGCGCTCCCATATCTTGCCCGTTTTGGACGCGCCTGATTCCTGCCAATCGTTTCTTCTCTATAGTTTCTTCTGAATCTGGGCCCAGTTTTAGGCCCTTGTTCCAGCCACCTTTCCCAGTCCTGTTTTCTGACATCAGTTGCTTAGACTTTTCTGTATGCTTGACTCCAAGACGTGGGTGAGCATTTCTGACAGGCCTTTATCTACCTGAACGCCTAACTCTTTTCTCAATCTAACTGCTTCTTTCGCATACTTCTTCTTTTCTGCGTTCAGACGTAGACGTTCATTGAACCAGAAGGTCAGCGTGTCGGCCACCATGCCTGGCTTGGATTGATCAAACACGGTACCGAACGCGGACATGGCGTATCCGGTTTCGTTGATGAACTCTGCCCATTCAGCGCCAGTTGCAGTAAGGCTCGTGCCATCTGCAAATTGCAGGTGCCATGGATGATCGTCCTTTGCGAGGACGCCAGCCCATGCTCTTTCTTCATCACTGAACTGACCAATGAAGGTCTCAATCGACATGTTCAGTGCGCGAATGACGGATGGATACAGGGACGTGATGTCAACTGATCCCAACCAACGATGCAGGCCAGCAAACGGCGTCATCACGACGGCGCCTTCAACCTTCTTGTTTCGTTGACCTTGCTTCGCCTTGTCTGTACAGACGAGCTTGTGCTCATAGTGCGCGCGGTTCATGATGCCGGTTTCGACGTAGCGAACCGTACCAAGAATCGCCGCAAAGTCGACAGTATTCTCGTGAGCCATCTGATTCACGAGCTGCATGAACTTGAACTTCTGATCAAGCTTTACGAGCACTTCAACGTCGCGTGCGTTATACGTGACGAAGTGAACGAAGTCGTTGTTGTACAGTTGTTCCAGTGTGCCTGGATAATCCAACTTAGGAACATCAAGCTCTTCAGCCGCGATGTTCGCCAACGAGTACGAAGTGCGACCTTCAAACGTGAACTTCTTGAAGAGGTCAAGATAGTCCAAGTGTGTGCGACCGTGCAAGGTGTATGTGATGGCTGGCGAGCCGAAGCGGTTCACCATACGCTCACGCGGTGGCTTAGCGCCCTTGAAGCACATGTACGCCGGCGCTTTGCTTCCCAGCACGCGATCGAGGCGTTTGACGATGTACGGAATGTCGAAGAATTCCGAGTTCCAACCAGACACGATGTCTGCGTCATCAAGATCCGCAAGCATGCGAATCAGTAGCTCACGTTCGTTCGGAACGATCTCAACGTTCGGTTCAAAGCCAAGCTGATGCTCTTCCCACATGGCCTTGATCTTAGCCTGGAAGTTCGCATGGTCTTTGTAGCCCTTTGGCGCAACTGCGTACGTCAAGTACTTGCCAGTCCACGATTGGTAGATCGTGATGGCGTTGATTGGGGCGTACGGGTTTTCAGGTGAGCTGAAGCCGATCTTCGACGAGTAATCAACCTCAATGTCGAGGAACGCACAGTTCACGATGGGTGTTGGACGACCGTAGTAGATGTCCATCAGGACACGAGCCAACGGCTTCACGTCGCTTTCATAGCGAATTGGATACCGCTTGACGTTCTCTTTGAACTCGTCATCATTTTCGAAGACGAGCTTCTTGAGCTTCGACCCTGTGATGGACGTGTACTCACCACCCTCCGCTGGCACGTAGAAGTACCGCGGAGGAGCATACATCCGTAGCGAGCGCTCGCCACCCTCGACAGGACGTTCCCAGACGAGGATCTGGTCTGTTTCATAATCGTGCACCGCGGAGATGTAACTCGTCGGAACACTTTTGCAGGGTTCGCTAAATACTGTATCACTCATAGGAAACTCCATGACACGAGCAGACCAGCGAAAGTTCCACTACATCTACAAGATCACACGCCAAGATGGCAAGTACTACATTGGTCTTCATTCTACTGACAATTTGGACGACGGCTACTTTGGATCTGGTCAGCTCTTGTGGAAGTCAATCAAGAAGCACGGCAAGGAAGCGCATACGAAAGAGATCTTGGAGTTTCTCCCAACACGAGCCGAACTAAAAGTTAGAGAACGGGAACTGGTGAATGAGGACACGCTGAAAGATCCTAGGTGTTTCAACCTGGCACTTGGTGGAGCTGGTGCCGAGCACACCAATGAATCGAGGTTGAAAATTTCTGAAGGCCTCAAAGGAATTCCAAAATCCCAAGAACATAAGGACAAAATTGGGGCTGCGCAGAAGGGTCGGCCGAGATCAGAACAGGAACGCATCAATCTAAGCAACGGGCAAAAGAACAAAGCACCACCATCAGCAGAAACTCGCGCGAAGCTCAGTGAAGCTGGAAAGAACCGTGACTATTCGCTTGAGCCTGAACGTAATGCCAAAATCAGCACGGCGTTAACTGGCAGAAAGCGAGACCCAGAAACCGTTAAGAAGATGTCGGAGTCTCGCAAGGGCAAACCAGCTCATGCAAACACTGTCAACAAACTGAAGACGAAACTCACCTGTCCACATTGTCAAAAGACCGGGTCACTTGGGAACATGAAGCGCTGGCACTTTGAAAAATGCAAACTCACGCGCTCGGAAACCAATACACCTCTTCACGCCCAAGGCCCCAGGAACTGAGACGTTTATCTATTGAGATCCAGTCCCAATCAACACCGTCGAACATTGCAAAGATAGGGACCAGTGTCCTAACCCCATTGATGGAAATGCAGTACTCACCAGGTTCGTCTGGGATTACGTCAATGCATCTTTCCTTCATTCGTCGTCTCCACGATTGTAGTTCGAGTTGTCAGGTGGCAAGAGCGCCATGACAGCGTCGATCAGTGTCGACAGTTGGTCGAGGTTGTCTTTACGGGCGGCGTAGTCGTTGTTGTACACCATGCCGACGTAGTAGTTGAAGAGCTTGGGGTTCAGACTGAGGTCGTTCTTGGCGACGTCGCGCAGGTCCTTGATGGTTTCCTGCTCTTGCTGAATGCGGATCTTGCAGCGAACGGCCTCATCAACGAGGTTGTTCAGCTTGGCCTTCAGGGTTGGATCCTTGAGGATGTCTTCAATATTGCGGAACTTGCTGGTCTTCTCACCAGCGGCAACGAGCATGTTCAAAGTAAGTCTCCGTGAGCAAACAAAGGATTGACTTATCCATTGTAACAGAGCACAGAGTTTACGCGTCCCACATGTGGGACTGTCAGTTCAGAATAACTGGGTCAGAGGGTACTTCAAGAATTTGCGCCAGACCAATGGCCTTGATCGGTGTTGGTTGCTCGGCCTGAAGAATCTTGTCAACGATCCAGACCTTGGCGATTTCGTTCGCGCCCCATTCTTTGGAGATGGTCTCTTGACCTGTACGAGCTGGGTTTACTTCACTGATGATCCCATAACGATCTTCCATCAACCCAACGTTTATGTTCACGACCATTTCAGTAGTGAACTGATTCAGCGAGTTCACGGCAATGTCGAATGCGTCGAAGGTCTTAGACGCGACGATCAAGTCTTCGGCGTGCTTAAAGATGGAACTGACAGCAGTGTGACCGTATACATGGCTCAGCTTCAGGTCCATGCTGTACCGATATTTTGTGGGTTCAATCGTCATGACAGCAGCGGTTCCTGGTAAGCCTCAAGCGATTCATGCAACGGAGGCAATGCAAATTGGCGGTACACGACACGCCCCTCGATGACGTTAGGGTGATTTTCTATCGAGGTCTTAGAGTACATCACAACGAACGGATTTTGAAAGCCGTCGATCGTCGTGATCTCACCATCGTCGTTGACCTCGACCAAGTCATACAGATCCTTGGTCTTAGGCAAGAACAGCGGGTTAAACCGTTCAGCTGTGTCGATCTCCTGATGAAAGTCAATCAGGTTATCTGCGATTTCTTTGACGGCAGTTTGCAGTTCTACGGCGGCCTCAACGTCGTTGTTGAAGTCCATACTCGTAATCATTGCTTCCTTGATGTCACCACCCCTTACAAACTGCGGAGCTAAAAGGCTGACTAGAAATTCCGCGGCAGGCTTTTCCAAAATCGCCGCGTAAAAACTTGGCGTGCCATTCGGTGGTGTGATCATGCGTCTGGCCCGTTGATGATGTTGTTGTCCAACTCAGCCGAGTTCGCGTTCCCGATAAGGTTTAACTTGACTAAAGCAGGAGTGCCGAAGCGAATGGCTTCTAGCACTGGGAAAAGATCCACTGCTGAGTTTTCCGTAACCAACATTGAGCGAACACCATCAACGACCTTCACCATCAAGTAATCAGTGTCAGTGTTTAGGCTCTTGAGCGGGATGCATTTTGCACGCTGTCGATCCAACGCAGTATGCACCTTGGTGCGCGACAGCAGAAGCGCTGCAAACGTGACGGTGTATTCTGGACCAGTGTCAAAATCCTTGACGGTGGCTGATGTGTACCGAAGCTTGACGTCCATGCCAATGTTGGTCGCAAAGCTCGATGCGATCTCCTTGAAATCGCAGTAAAACAAAACCCAATCCTCAACGACTGGGTTAGTCACGAAGTCAATGCCTTCCCACGCTCCAGTTCCAACGCGACTCTCATCATCAATCATGCGTGAGAACACGATAGATGTTTCACTGGATGCTGACGCCTTAGAGACGATTACATCAACTTGCGTTGTGCCTGTAATCGTCTCCACGAACGTCACGGAGTTTGGTGGAACGTACGAACCAACAGTGCCGTCGTTCAGGTAGTAATCAACGCCAAGAACGCGCTTGACGCCGTTGACATAAACATCAACTGTGTCAGGGCTGGTTCCAGTCAAACTGTAGCGCAGTACTTTCTTCGCTTGCGCATCCTCAACACCGTTGATCACAGTGAATGGTGAACTGCGACGGAAAGTGTACTGGCGGAAATCCTTGGCAGTTTGCCGCTCAGCCGAAAGTGTCAGCGTTAGCGTGGCATTTGAAGTTGGAACGAAGCCGAGGTTGTTGACAGGAACAGCAACGATGATTTGCTGCTTGGACCCCGTGCTCGTGTCGTACAGAGAATCTGCCTTGATGGTTTGCGTAACGGTGTTTGCTCCACCGCGTGGGTACCAGTTTGACAGTCCCGTAGGAGGGACGCTCAGTACCGTTGAACCATCACTCGTGTACCCTACGGGCGAGAGACGACCCTCGCATCCAAGTGTAATGGTGCATCGATCCGGCGCAAAGTGCGTCAGATCGATCAGTTCATCTTTTTGTCGTGCGCAGGTGCTGCACTTGAGGCTAACGTACTTTTTCATGGAGGGCTGTCATGTGAGACAGCCCTATTTATTGCTGGCCGGTTGTCTCTTTCCGGTACCTACGCAGGAGTACGTTGACATCAGGACAGCCGAAAGCATGTCCATTTTCAAAGTTCGTGACTTTGACACATTCGCCTCCCGGCGCAAACGTCACGACTGGTAGAAGTTGGATCTCTTGATACTTTTGTGCAGCAAGAACCATGCCGCCAGAAATGAGGCCGACGATAATTGCCAGGATGAAGAGTTGAATGCTTGTCAGTGTGGTGTAACGCATCA